TTGAATAACTGTTTCGTTTTGTTCCAGTATTATCACCAGTTATCTTTATCAATCCACGCCTGTTCTCGCCAACGACCGACAAGATACGTTCGCATAACTTATTGATGTCACCATTTGATATTCGTATCTGATCGACAATATAAGTATCGCGCCCGTCCATCTGAATCACCAATCCGCACAAAGGCTCTACGTTAAAGTCAATGCTGAATATTACGGGGCGGTTTAGGTTTAACTGTATCGAATTGTCGATGTGTTTGTCATCGTTCCAGTTGTAAAGGAACGGGTTATCAACTGCCTCCATCACATCCCAATCGCCCTCAACGAATCGGGCATATTGAACGGGCGGTAATGACTTCAGATTGTCGATGTAGGTTTGTGGAATATACTTGTTATCCGTTATGAACGATGGTATGTAAATCCAATTTGCAGGGAGTTTGTCGTTTCGATAAGGTTCGTAAAATAACTTTTTAGTCCAGTTCTGAGCAGGGTTTAATGTTGCCATTACTACCATCGGAGGCTTGCCGTCTGCGTTCAACCACGTTCCAGTCCGTTCGATTGCTTTATAGAACGCTGCTTCCTGACATTCGTTGATCTCTTCAAATCCAAATCCGTTCGCCTCCAATCCTTTAAATCGGTTTAAGTCCTTATCGGTTTCAAACGATTCAGCCATAAACATAATCTCCGAACCGTTCGAGAATGTCAGTACGTGCGTGTCACCGTTCCAAGACTTGATATGCTGCCTTACGCCATTGTCAAGTAAAGAATTGAACGATGGTAGAGTGTTTCGCTTTAAGTCAGGCAGTGAACGTCTGATTATTACCCACCGTGACCGTCTATAATTTAATGCAAGCGATATAAATGTAGTCAGTAAGCAATAAGTCTTACCGCCACGAATAGCCCCTCCAAATATTACTACCTGATAGTTGCCACTTGTCGCTGCCTTATACGCCTCACTTTGTTTCTTGGTTAGTGCTATCACTATCGAGCGTTATCACTAATGGAGCGTTAACAGTTGCATCAATTTCTTTCTTGTCGGTAAGTCCTAAGTCACGGGCGATGATGTTTGGATTTAAGAAGCCAGCAGCAGCCCCAATGAACTTGTGTTCGTAGATTGCAGCCTCTATACGTGTAACGATTGCGGCAAAATCTTTCTTTTCTTTATGTACTACAACGTCCTCCCACCTTGCATAACCACAAGCCAAAGCAAACCCTCCCTTAGTCATTGCACGCATTTTAGGCACTTCCACTTGAACCGCATCCTTGCCTCGATAATCAATCTCAATAAGTGGGTTATTGTGGCAATATTCAGCGTATTCAATAAAGTTTTCCCAAAGTTGTTCGGGTGTTTCAATCTTTGAATTACGACCGTGTTTAAGCCTTAACTCCCAAAACTTGTTTCCAATGTGTGCTGCCATATCAATTCACGATTAAATTTATCGCACCGCAAAGAGCCGCAAACAATACGACAAATACGATGATCTCAATTAGTGTTACGTCTTTCGGCATCTTCACGTTACAAAGGTAATGAATTAATCGCATCCGTCAATTACGACCGTGAGCGATTCGGTTGGAGCGAGGTGGGTTTTCATGGGTTAGATTGTTTTTAATTCGTTACGTACTTGAATCCAGTATGCTTTGACCGAATTAACTCCCCAATTTTCCGCTTGGGTTTCAATCTCGTCAATCACAAGATTAACGGTTTTGATTGTTTGGTCATGGTCGGGCATATAGCCATCCGTTTCATCCCAATGGTATTGCTGAAACTTAGTGTATAGTTCGGCTGCTTTTTCTCTTGGTGACATCTCAATCGTTTTTGGGTTCGGTGAATGTTTGGGTGTAGTATTTTTCGGATATTGAGTGTATAACTTTGCCGCCTCTCATTTCTGAATGATTGCCGTTTACATACGCATCAATTATCTGTTGGCGTTCCAATTCTAAGGCTTGTCCATAAGATTGCCTCATTCGTTTTTCAAATTCATCTAACTGAATTGAACCATTAAAGACTGCCTCAATATGATCTGCAATTGTAGTGCAAAATAGGTCAACTGCTGTCTGCTTCATATCTCAATCCTTTCTTTGTGCTTACCCTCGGCTATATCGTTGAGGATTTCGACCATGCGGTTATGGGATATTTGTTCCGTAAAGTACATATCGTTTAACTCCATTACTTGCCACTCCTTTATCCGATGCGGGTTCGGTTAAGAGGATTGCTTTTTGTTCTTATTAAACCAAGCAAAAAACATATCGGGCAACACTTGAATGTTTCGATACAGTTCAAAATTATTTCTGTAATTATGAAGTAACTGTAAAACTTCTGTTTCGGTGTACAGCCTCTCAGCCGCTTGTTCAATCGTTTCGGTCATTGTTAGTTGTGTTTAGGGTTGGTCTGATTGTTTCCATTTCTTACTCCACGTTTCAGCGGATTCGGTTTCGATCCCGCCCTCGCAGAATGACTTAATAAGGTCGGCAAGTTCGGAGGGTTTTATTGATTCGATTTCTTCAATAACCATTTCAATAGCTGCATTCCATCCTATGTCAAATGATTCGTTCTCTTTCGACATACATCCTATCAGAATCGCCTCCAGTCGCATCAACGCGGTCGGCTGCTTGTCGGTAAAATCAATATCGGTCTGTTGGTTCATTGGTCGGCGTGTTACGGGGTTGTTCGATTGGTTCACTTTTAGGTGCTTCAAATGGGGTTAGGTACTCGTCAATTATTTCGTGGCACTTCTGTAACTGACTGGCAGGTACTCGTTTACTCAGGTGCTTAGTTGCTTCAATGTATTTTTTGTTTCGTGCCATATTGGTTTAGTTACAATAAAAAATGGCTGTCTTTCCAGCCTGTCAACCCTGTACGAATACTGTGGGATTTTTATCTTTAGCCTCTTACTCCACCGTTGTAGCATCTTACAACTTTGTAATAGGCTGATCCAATTTCTTGTTCTCTTTTCTTTGCTTCCTTCTTTGCATCAGTTAGATTGCTCGCTACAATGTAGATACTTGAAGGCTTACCGCTACTGTAAATAATTTGGTAAGTGTTAGATTGAGTTGCTGTTGTCATGGGGTTATGTATTTTGATATGACAAACGTACACAAATAAACAACACGAACAACACTGATGCGAAAATTTATTTTTCAACCCCAAACACCACCGCTTTAATAATGTCATCCCGATCAAGTTTCGCGGCAAGTTTCGGAAAGTGATGGGCGAGTTCTGCATCGGTTAAAGTTTGGAGTATTTCAATTAGTTTCTGCTGTGATTTATTCGGTTGCTTATCCATTCGATTCAATACAGTCAAACACCAACAACCTTGCATAGATTCCTTTTCGTTTGGATAGCGCGTCTTGTGGTACGATTCCATCCATTATCGATTGCACTACATTATTCATCTGTTTAAAGGTCGCAAAGTCTTTTTCATAGCTTGCCTTATCCCGTTCTTGCTCGAACTGTTTGACCGTCAATTCTGCTGACTGCTTCCATAGATCAGGGCGGCTACCTTTGACAACACCTGAATCGATCAACTCCTGACAAACACCTAACGACAATTCGCTCCAGTGCTTAACGGTTCGGTTTAGTAGTTGCGATGTTAACCAATCGTTGCAATATTTACTAAATTCTTTTTTCTTGGCTTCGAGTTGTGCCGCCTCTACTTCGGGCTTCTTTGATTCGGCTTCTTTAATCGCTGCAACTATCTTCGAGCGTTTCTGCTTCCAAGCGTGCATGACTTCACTAAAGATGTTCGCAGTGTAAATACCTCCGAACGCTTTAGCCGAAAACTTATCCGTTCCTTTGGCGGCTTCTGCGTGGGCTTCCCTGACTTCCTCGATACTGATACTACCATAGTCCGCCATCATGCGTTTAAAACATTCCGCATAGACTAAATCGGGGGTATTCTTATCCGCCCCGAAATAAGCCGTAACGATACTAATCATCATCGCATTGAATTGAATCCGTGCTTTTGCTTCAGGTAAGGCTTTGATCGGGAACTGACTATGATACATTACCAAACTCACTTGGTGGGGTAAAGTGTCCGAACCCATCCGCGTTGCCATTGATGCTATTTCGGTTAAGTCGTTCGAGGGTTTCTGCCATTCGTTGCTCAACTGGGTGGAGTGGTTTACCTGACTGAGTGATGTATGTTCTTTTAAACTGGCTTGGTGTTCGTTTAACCCAATTGATTGCTGTGTCAATCCATGAGATGTATTTATATCCGCTTGCATTTGATGCTGTTTTTAAAGTTTCGTAAATGATTATTGGATCGGCTTCGGGGTGCGATATTGATCCGCTGCAATTATTCCAATCTGAAATAAAAAGATCGAGATTTTCTGCATAGATCGAATCGGCAAAAAGGTGCTTAGTTTTCTTTTCTTTTTTTGGCGCAACTTTTTTTCTTTCGGGTGGGGGTGTTTCTAAATCTTCAAAGTTTGTAAAATCGTTTGAGTTTGATTCGTTAGAATCAGGTAAAGTATCTTCATCCTTATAAGAATCTTTATCTTTATAATCATAAGTATCTTTATACTTATAGGCTTCTGTTTCGCTTTCGGTTGGCTTATCTTTGGCTTCCTTTTGGCTTTTAGTTCGCTTGCCTTTCGGTTTGTTTCCGTTTACAAAGTTCTTATTTGCATTTCGCAAAACGGGTTCAATCAAAGTGAATATTGTCTTTGATAGACCTTGTAATTCAGGCTCTTTAAAATCAAGTAAAAAAGCAAAAACAGAATCGTAAACTTCCAACTTTGTGTTGGGTGGCAAGTCCTTGATCGCTTCGTAAATTGATCGGTAAAAAATGCAAGTATCTCGCTGTGTCATAATGCAAAAAACCCAATACAAGCTGCGGTGGAATCGAATTAGTAGTTGTTACTACCTTTTCTCGCAGCCCGTATTGGGCGTTAAATTTCTTTTTCGTTTCAGGATTCCACCTCTGAACGTGCTGTAAAGATACTAAAATAAAGTCGCTTGTGCTTTATCTAAAACGGCTGTGTTAATATTCCGTTTCGCTTGTTGATAATAGGATTCCTTTAATTCAAATCCGATTCCCTTGCGTCCCATTTTAACCGCTTGGTAAACTTCACTACCAATTCCCATAAAAGGAGTTAAAACCGTATCGCCTTTATTTGAGTAAAGCAAAATTAAACGCTCAATAGTATCTAGTTGTAGCGGGCAAATATGCTTTTCGTCTTTTTCATCCCTTGCGTTTCTAAATCCTTGCAAAGTGTTTCCGTAATCAATATCCATCCAAACAGGTGATGCTATTTTCTGCCAAAGGTCAACTGGAATATCAGTATTAGTAACTGGATTATTTCTTTCTCCATCTTTGCGAAAAACCATAACATAGTCAGGTATTCCAACTCGGCTCATAGTGCTATCCTTTTTTACTTGTTTATGCAGTAATCCAAGAGCCTTAGTTCTTTGCATTTCAACTACTGGATCTTTCCAAATTGTGATTCGTGAATGATAAACAAATCCAGCAGCATCAAAAGCCTTTAAAAGCAATCCACTAAAATCTCTCAATCCTATAAATCCTTCCTTACCCTTTTGAATTGGTAAATCCATGCAATGAACAGCTACATTTCGACCTGACATCATTACTCTGTATAGTTCATTTACCAAGTAAGAAAACTGTTTTAGAAATTCATTATAGTCTTTTGAGTTTCCCATATCTTCAATATGATTTGAGTAAGTGTATAGTTCTGCAAACGGTGGAGAAAACACTGACAATCCAACTGATTCTGATGGAACGTCTTTAATAAGTTGAACGCAATCGCCACGCTTGATACTAAACCATTCATTTGATACTGATTCGGTATCAAATTCTTTTGATTCCAAACCGCTTGCATTTAGGTTTACATTTACTGATTTGCTCATTTGTTCTTGCATTGTTTCAAATTGTCTTTGTTTCTTGTTTATGGATTCAATTACGTTTGTCATTGTATCAGTTGTTATCATGTAGATATTAACCTCGTTCTTTTGCCCGAATCGGTACGACCTTCTAATGGCTTGGTATAGACCTTCAAATGAAAAGTCAAGCGATGCAAATATTTGATTTCTGCAATTCTGAAAGTTTAATCCAAACTGAGCGATCTTGGTTTTTGTTATTAAAACCCTGAACTCATTATTTGCAAATCCTAGAAGCATCTTTTCTTTGTATTCAGGACTGTCTGATCCTTTTACCTCAACTGCATCAGGTATCAACTTTTTAAGGTATTCGCCTTCTTCATTTTGCTTTATCCATACAATGAAATTCTCATCCGAATTATTGACCAGTTCAATAGCCTCTGATAATCTTTCGATCTTTGTTAACCTTAATTCCTGATTAAAGTTAGTCGCACTAATAGCGGTTTCATTAAACAGTGTGCCGTTATCTCGTTGAGGTGTTACAATCATGCGTTCAATTAGGTTCAATGAAGGTAGATTATAACCTTTCATATCAAAACCAATATCATGCGGCTTGTTTAGCATTATCGCCCATGTGCCAACAAACTCATAGAAAGAATTTATTGCATGACCTTTTAATCTCCATTTAGCGGTTTCGCCTCCATCATGCACAAAGTACATTGCAAGCATTTCATTTCGGCTCATAACGTCTAAAAACTCTGAATGATTACCAAGTTCCATAGGATCATTTGGGCTTGGTGTTGCAGTGCAGGCAAGTTTATAAGGCACTGATCTAAACATTTCAACTATTTGATTCTTAGTTGATCCTTCAAAGTTTTTAAGAATAGATGATTCGTCAAGAACTACACCGCAAAAATCAGATGCAACTACGTTATTAAGTTGCTCGTAGTTTGTAATGTAAATTCCTGATGTTGGATTGCCTTCTAATTTTTGAACATCAATTCCAAACTTAACGCCTTCCTTTATTGTTTGACCTGAAACAGCCAAAGGGCAAAGAATAAGAACGGGCTTGTTAAGTTTTGATGATATGTTTTTAGCCCATTCTAATTGCATTAACGTTTTACCAAGTCCACAGTCGGCAAAAATCGCATACTTGCCAGCCTTCAATGCACGTTGAACAATAAACTTTTGAAACTCAAATAGGTTACTATTTAATTCTTCAATCGTTATATCAAATCCTGACTGGACATGATCTTTCTTTTTTGTCTTTAAAAATTCTGCGTATTCCATTTTCGTTTGGGGTTTTTAGTTTACGCCACCTTTTCCAGTTCCATCGCTTCCATCCGTTGATTAAAGGCTTGGAGCATTTGGCAGTATAAAGGTTCGCGGGTTTCGGTTAGTTGTGAGTGGATTCTACGTCCGTTTAAGACAGTGGCGTGATCGAATTTACTTTTCCGACCGATCAAGTCTGCAACGACCTTGCCGATTGTTTTCAGTCCGAACGCTTGTGTTTTGTACGCTATAAGGTAATTAAAAACAATATATCGTTTATAGCAGTTCACGGTTTCTTTGTTCGCTTCGATGCAGCCGTATTCGTCAGATATTGCATTGATCGCTTTTTCTGCTAACACCTTGCAAGTATGGTATCGAAAATCCGTGTTTTGATAATCTTCGAGTGGTTCGCTTGTGTTGATTCGTGGCGGCTTTTCTCTTAGCCCTTTCGACCAGTTATAAACTTGCTCCCAAAAGTAATATCCTTCAGCAGTTGCGTTGGGATGCCACGGGATTGTTAGTCTGATCGCTTCGGATAGGCTCGAGCATAGTTTAGGTGCGCGGAAATATTTACGGATCAGAAGGTAGTACGGTTCGGGTAGCTGTGCCTTTAGGACGGTGTGGTTTGATAAGATTTTCATAGGTCTGATTCGATTTGTTCGATTGCTTTGTTTACCAGTTCGTCATAGTTTAGTCCTTCATTGATTAGATCGAGTACAGTTCCTTTAATTAGTACGACCTTTTCAATTTCAAGGTCTGAAGGATAGCCCGGATAATCTCGGTCTGACTTTTCGCCTTCAATGTAGTAACCGTGTACTTCTAATTCAAATTCTGGAAAGATGATCGTTACGATTTGATTTTCGCCAGTACGTCCGCTTCGTTGTCTGCTCATAACGCTCCGAGTTTAATTAGTCCGATAAGGTTCGCAAAGTGCATAACCGATTCTTTACTCATTGATTGCTTGTGTTCTGAAACGTATTGAACCAATGCGTTAACTGTTTGATTGTCGGGGTTCGGTTCGGTTGGTTTAAAGGTATTTGGTTTTACTTTAACAATATTGTTTTCAATTAAATAGTTAGCATATTCGGTTGATGCAACATCTAAAGCCTTGTCTAAATCTTCAAGAAGCCCGTCAATTCTTTTTGCTTCAGATTGGATCGGATCGGATTCGATGGCTACGAGTTTATGAAGTCCTGTAGAATTTGAAATACAAGTAAATCCGTCCTCATCAACTTTATAAAAATATCCACTAATATAAATTCCATTTGATGTTAATCCGCTTACTATCCGTTTAGGTTCGGCTTGTTTCTCTACGATCATATCAAAGTTTTCAGCGAGGTACATATAAACAGATGAACTAAATGCTACAACCCATTGATTAAGT